CGCCTGTAGCGTGCTCATGTAGCCGGTCCCGGTGAGGAAGGGGTTGTCTCGCACTCGCGAGGGGATGAAGGTCCGAGACATGGGCTGGATGACCAGGTCTGGGCTCTCTGCGTAGTCGTCGGGGTTGAAGTCGTACTGCGGCTCTCCGTCAGCGATGACGAAGGGCTCGCCGCTGTCGACCTCGAGGTCATTGCCAGCGACGGTGGCGAACCAGCGCAGCTCGCCGGGCACGGCGGGGTTGGGGTGCTTGTCGTCGAGCCAGGGGGCGAAGAAGTCCACGATCCAGCGGCCCTCTGCGCTGGTGGGCGGGTTGAAGGTCAGGAGTGCCTGGCAGCGTTGGCCGACCACCGTGGTGCGCAGCCAGCCCAGGAGGAAGCGCACCTGCAGCTCGAGGAAGTTGGCAGCCTCGTCGAACACGATCAGGTCGTGCGGCCGCCCCTGGTACTTCTTCTCGTCCCCAGCGTTGGGCACAGAGCCCAGCTCGATCTGCAGGGCCTTGCCGTCGCTGCGCGTCTGCCGCCAGATGCCCTTGGTCGAGTTGTATCCGTCCTTGGTGCCGAACAGCTCTTCGAGCCTGTCCTCGATGGCGGACAGCTCTGTGCCGACGCGACGCAGGATCATGATCTTGCGGTGGTCCTCGATGCTCTTACCGCAGGCCAGGTCGGTCTTGCCGCCGCCTGCAGCACCACCGTAGCCGATGATGTCCGCCGTGCTCTGGTAGGCGTCGGTCTGTGGCCCGGGCAGGGGCCGCCAGCGTTTCTTGTCCCGGGCCAACAGGGCGAACAGCTCGCGCCTCTCTGCCTCGGTGAGGTGGGGCAGCAGCTTCTGGACCTCGGCGACCGAGGGGGGCCTCACGCGAGGTCTGAGCCGTCTTCGGGCGCACCGTCTGCCCGGGCCTGGGCCAGCGCCAGCAACGAGGCGATCTTGGCCGAGGCGGCGGCGTCGGTGAACTCGACGGGGCCGCCCTCTGGGTTCGACAGCTGGATACCCGACTGCGGGCGGTAGCGGGGCGACCACGCGGCCAGCAGCTTCTCGCGGGCGTAGACCCGCAGCTTGGAACGGGCCACCGCCTCTGCGTCCACCACGGTGTATTCTTCGCCGTTGCGGTTCTTGCGCACGACCCAGTCGGCCGAGCCGTCCTCGGCGATGTTCACAATCTCGTCGGCGATGGCGTCGTAGCCCACGTCGCGAGCCATCTCGTAGGCGGTCTTGAACTCGGGGTTCGAGGCCATCCAGCGGTGGATCGACCAGCGCGAGGGCAGATCGTCGTAGTCCCGCAGTATCTGGGCCAGGGTGATGCCCTGCGACAGCAGCTCGCAAATGCGGGCCGCCTTCGCGGGGTCGTACTTGGCCGTCGGGATGTTGAGCAAGGGACGGGTCATGGTTCAGGTGAGACTACGCGCGCGGTCCGCCGCAAGCCATACGACAGTTTCGGTCGTACCCCTCATCCCTGTTTCCTGATCCTGAATGTGATGATGTCGGCGACCGTCGCCTTGTGGACATCGAACTTCTGGGCGAGCGTGCCATAGCTCCAGCCGCCCTCCTCATACATCGACCGCATCAGCTCGACCTCTGCGTTGGTCAGCTTCGCGTCGTGGTGCTTCTCACCCAAACGTGCCATTTTTTACGTGCTCCTGCCGGTTGCGACCTGGTTACGACCGGTTACGACCTACGTTGTAACCGAATAAGCTGTTGTTTTTACGACTGAATACGGGCTCAAAATGCTTGTTTTTCGGCGGTTACAGAACTTTTCGCCTAACCTTTCCCCAGGGCCCTCTACGGGGCCCCTATACTACTACTCTACCTCTCCCCTTAAGAAAGTAGTGTAGAGGTTGTAACCGCCCCCTCAAACGCCCTGCTGGCGGGGGTTACGACCTCCGCCGTGAGGTCGTAACTGGTCGTAACTTGGCGTCGAGGTCGTAACCGTTTTACCCCCGCGACCACCGCCGAACCGCCTTGCCCCCGTCTTTCTGCACTTTATTGCGGAAACCGAGAGCCTTGAGCACCTTCGCGACCCGCATCTCGTCCGCGCGTTTTACTGCATGTTCGCGAAAACAGAGGGCCTGCGTCAGCACATCATGTGTGCTGAAGCCCTCCGCGCCCGGCAAGGTGCCGTCCAGGTCGGGGGTCTCGAGCCACTTTTCGATGGCGTCTTCCCAGGTGTCGGTGACCCTGTAGTCATCATGCACACCCTCGGCCAAGGCCTGCGCTTCGCGCCATTCGACACCACCGGCCGCGTGCATCACCCGGGCCTCTGCCCAGAGTTGGTCCCTGTCCCTGGCGATGCCCTCGACGTCCACCTCGCCGCAGGCCATCGGCAACCAGCGCCGCGCGCCCGTAGGGTCGTCGAGAAGGTCGGTCGGGTTGGAGGTGCCCTGGATCACACAGCGCCGCTGGAGGGTGACGGCGTACTCCTGGTACTTGGGCACCCAGTCCTCCTTCGAGCGGGTGATCCACGCCTTGATGGTCTCGATCTCGCGAGACCGCAGGCCCGACAGCTCTCCCAGCTCCACCATCAGCGCGCCGCGCATCAGTCGAGCACGGGCGTCCTCGTCCTGGTGGAAGGAAAGCTCACGGAAGGTGTCCTCCGGCACCATAGCCCGAACGCCGCGGGTCTTGCCCTGCCCCTGAGCGCCAGTGAGGATCGGGACCATGTCCGCCTGACAGCCAGGGGTCATGACGCGACCGGCCATCGCCGTCCAGATATAGCGCGAGGCGGCGGTGGTGTAGGCCGAGGCCTCGACGCCGAAGTACGTCTGGTAGAAACCATCGACCCGCTTCACCCCGTCCCACGTCAGGCCCTCGAGCCAGACCTGGGCGGTGTCGACGCTCTGGTGCTCTGCCACATAGAGCACGACGTCGCGGATCATCTCGCGGCCCACGGGCTTGAAGCCAAGGGCGGCGAGGGTGAGGCGCAGCTCTGTGTAGTGGTGGTCCTTGAAGGCGAGCCACTTGCCCGGGTGCTCGACGTCTGCGTAGACCAGCTCCCCGCGGAAGGCGTCGAGGCGGATGTCCATGCCGCAGACGTCGGGGCGCAGGAGGGCAGGGCGGACGTTCTCGATCAGCGCCTCGATCCTGCCCTTGCCGTCGCGGATGAAGGCGGGAAGGGGCAGGTCGACCTGCTCACCGTCGATCACCACCGGCGTCAAGTCCTCGAAGTCATCGACCGAGGCGGCGTCCTGCCAGCCGTGCTCACGCGCCTTGGCGAAGATCGTGCGCTCGGTGATGGGGTTGGCGGTCTCGCCCTTCTGGTCGAGCCAGGCCCAGACCTTGATGGCCAGCTCGTCCTCGTCGAAGTGCGGAGCGCGGGCCGAGAACTCATGGGCCAGTTGGTAGCCCTCATCGCTCCCGCCCGTGGCGTGGTGGACGCCCGAGATGACGTCGCGCCACTCGTCATAGCCGAGGGGGCTGGTGTCGTTGGGGATGGCGGCCAGGGCGTCGCGCAGTTGTGAGGGCTGGACCTGCGTATCCCCCAGGGCCAGCTCGCGCACGGGCCGCTCCACCACCGGCACAGGGGCCGACGGCGTCCACGCCAGCTGCAGCGCGTACTCGCGCTCCATCACCTCATAGTCGCACAGCGGCTCGAGCGGTGCGGACTTGCCAGCCAGGGGCAGGATGAACTGGTTGCCGAAGCCGTGCTCTGGCACGCTGTTCTGCTTGGGGAAGACCTCGATCTCGCCAGCAGCGACACCCTTGGCTCCGTCCTTGAAGCCGATCTCAATCAGCGCAGCCTTGCAGAGCTGGCGCACCGAGTAGGCGTCCTGCGGCTCATCCCAGATCAGGAAAACGTGGATGCCGTTGCCGCCCGTCGAGCGGAAGGGCACCGGCTGCAGGCCAGACCAGCCGAGGCTGTTGCACAGGTTCTCGGCCACAGCCACCATCTCTGCCCAAGAGGTCACCCCCTTGTGGCTGTCCAGATCGAACAGGGCGATCCTGGTCGTGCTCTCGCCCGCCTTGATGGGGCAGACGCCGCGGGGCATCGTGCCGTCGAGGTGGCGCTTCAGCCGCGCCTCGGTCAGGGGCTCGCGGGTCCAGGCCATGCCGGTCGCGGCCTTGATGGCGGTCACGTCGGTGCGAGCGCGAGATGTCAGCGGCTCGAGAGCCGCGATGAGGTTGTCCTTCTCGGTGGTCATGCTATCCCAGCACCTTCTCTGGGTTGACCAGGTTCGCGGCGGGCACGCCGAGCCGCTCGTGGATGGCCTGGGCGCGGCGCACGGGCATCCAGCGGGCACCATTTAGCCAGCCGCTGACGGCCTGCTGCGTGACGCCGAGGAGGGCCGCCAGCTTCACCTGACCACCGGCCAGGGTGATGGCCTGGGCGATGTGCTCTCGCACGGAGGGGGTAGATCGTTGTGTCATTGTCCTATTCCGCCGCCAGAGCCTTCGCCCGGTCGGCCTCGTTCATATCCAGCAGCATCCGCATGGCCCGTGCCGCAGGACCGCTGGGGCCGACCGTGGCGTAGTTCTGTGCGGTCTTCGGGCTGACCATAAGCCACCGGCCCGCCGCGAGTTGCGACAGGCCGAGGGTTGCGAGAGCGGTGCGGTATTCAGCGGGGGTCATTTGTTTGGCTCATAAAATAGCACGGTGAGCAACACGACCGCCACCAAGGTCGCTATCACACCAGCGGCCACGGCGGCAAACTCGACAGTCATCCGGCGTCCCATCCATGAGGGCAAGCGCGACCATTCGTGTAGCAGAGCTGGGCCACGTCTTGCCCATCCACCGTTTTTATGACGTAAGCCCCCCCGTGGCGCTTGCTCATTTGACGAGCGGTCAGGCGCGCTGCGGTCAATTGGCCCTTGTCGCCCATGTGGAGCGGATAGTGCTGAACTTGAACCGCGTCGTCGTGGTCCATCCAGTCGGTGCGATAGGTGGTGGTCATCTGTGTGGTTCCGTTCCGGCTAGTGCTTGATTGCCCTGCGCCGATGACTGGTTCTCGCACATAGGCAGATGTTACGCAATACCCCTAAGCACTTTTTGCGTATTTTTATTGCATCAGGCCCGTCGTCCCTTCACCGGGGCGGCGGGCCTTTTGCGTTTAGGGTTCGCCCGCGTCGGAAAACGGCAAGCCTGGCTCAGTGTTCTGGCTTGTCGGTAAACCGGGTGCGTCTTCTCCTGTAAGGGCGGCTTGGGTTTTGTTGGCCGCATCCAAAGTCGCTGTTACGCGACCGCCATAAGCGCCCGCCTCGCGCAACCATCCTCCGGCCAGGATGGTTTTGATCTGCCCTTCATCGGCCCATCCAAAATGATCGGACGCAGCGTTCACGCCTTCGTTCTGCATCGCCTTTGTCGGCTCTACCGGAACAGTCCGCCAAGCCTCCCCCTCTGGTGCAGGGGTGCGGTGGTTCCACATAGCGACAGGGGCCACAACGTCAGTTCCCGCGCAGTCAATGTGTTTTCCTCCGCAGGTCGCCTGATTGGCCCCGTCGTATTCAAAGGTGCGGGCCTCACCCCCGCAGAACGGACAAGCCTTCAGTTTCTCAGTCATGGCTCTTGCCTTTCTGGTTGAGGGCGGCTCGGGCGAGGTCGTATTCAATGCTGTCAAAGCCCGGCAGGATGCGTTCAGCCATCGCGGTCGGAGACGGCTCGTCGGGGAAGTTCAGGCGCATATCGAGGTCGTCAGCCAAGAGCGCGCCCTCAAGGCGGCACAGATACTCCGCCGCCTCTCGCAAAGCCCGGCGCTGCTCTTGGTATGCTTTCAGGAGGGCGCGGAGGTCCGGCCACGGAGCAGGGTCGCTTGCCGACACCTCAAGCCGCGCTACAACCGCCCCCATATCAGTGGGGAGTTCGTAGCGTTGCCGGAGAGCGGCTCTCATCACAGGAACGACAGGGGATGCGAGGTTGTTGGATGCGAACTTTGCAGCCTGCGCCATTTCCTCTTGCGAGACGTGCCGCCAAGCCTCCCCCTCTGGTGCAGGGGTGCGGCGGGCGGGGATGCGAAACGGTTCGGACGCTTGGTCCTCAAAACAGGAGCCGTTTCGTTTTCCAAACCACTGGAACAGGTCGGTTTCATCGTATTGAAGCAGGCGAAGGTATGTCCAGTCGCGCGTCTTTGGCTTTTGGTTGTAAGCCAATCGCTCCAAATCGGGGACGTGTGTTCGGAGCGCCGATACCGGGTGATCTCTCTCGCTCATCGTTCATCACCTTTCTGGCTGAGGGTGGTGCGGGCGGTCATAAAGGCGTCGTAGCGCGGCCCGACACCAAGAAGCAGCCGTGCCCGTTCGTCAGACCATGTTCGCCAGTCGCGCGCGAACTCGGCGTCCATCAATGCCTCCAAAGCCCGCCCCCGCTCTTGGTATGCGAGCAGGAGGGCGCGGATCACATCAACGCGAAAATAGGCATTGCGAAATGGCGTAGTGCCGCCGTGAGCGTCAACTTCAACAAGCCGTGCGCTGACAACCGCCTCCATATCGTCGGGGAGTTCGGTCATGATGCTTCTCCTGTGGCTTTGGCGATGGCGGCGCGGATGAGAGCCGCCGTCGCGTTTGCCCCCTCAGCCTCAGCGACATAAAGGCCCGCTCGGCAGGCCTCCAAAAGATCAGGGGCGGAGGCAATAAGGCGGGCGTTGGCGGCATCGGTCGCGGCGTCATAGGTGGCCAACCACATATTCTCGTAGCTGGCTTGTGCGATGACTTGCCTGCCGCCGGGGGCGAACAAATCAAACCTAGTGTCGCCCGGCTTGTATCCCGGCCCAAACTCCCAAGGCCCCGGCGTATGCGTCGCCCCCATCACAACCACCACAAGCTGATAACCCCGGCCAGCACGGCCAGAATGATGAGGCTGCGAGGACGAAGAACCTCGGCCACGGCGCGGAGCCACATCGGAGGCTCGTCGGAGGGGCGGAAGTCCCAGCCGCGCGATGAACCGTGGTCAGTCATCATGGCCGCGACGCGGCGGTGGTCACGGGGGTCTTGCATGTCGATCATTGTCTCAGTCCTTTTCGGTGTCGGCTTGTCCCGACGGGCTCTCTCTCTATACCCGGCCCAGGCGTTGTACAAGCATTTTCTCACATGCATATTTTTCACAACCAAACGCTTGACACCTATTTCGGACAGGCCTAGAGAGGGTGGGCAGCCGGGACAAGCCGCTGCGGCAGAAGGACAAGAGACATGGCTACCACCACCGTCACGTTTGAGGGGCGCGAGTTCCCGGCCCGCAACCTCGACAACGGGCTGTACGAAGTCCGCTACACTTTCAACGGCCCGAAGGGCTGGGAGGGCGGGTATATTCGCGGCCGCGGCCTCGACCGCCTGCTGGTCCTCTTGGGCTACCAGCGCGCCGCCGCAGGTGCCGAGCTGAACCCCGTGGAGTTCGGCTGATGCCCAGCATCGACGACATCATCTCCTACGAGCAAGGCGAGATGGAAGAGGACCAGATGGTTGACTTCTTCCAGAACCTGATCGACACAGGGGCCGCCTGGTCCCTCCAGGGCCACTACGGCCGAACCGCAGCCAGCCTGATCTCCGCGGGCATCTGCACCCAATAAGGACAGAGACCATGACCGACTTCTCCAAGCGCATTGCCTTCCTGATCCTGCCGCTGCGGGACAACGACGGCAACCGCCTCACCGAAACCCACGCCGCCCTGCGCGGGGATATCCTCGACAACTTCGGCGGCTACACCCAGACCCTCGTGACCGGCGCTTGGCGCAACGGGGACGGCGAGATCGTCAACGACGACAGCCTGAAGTACGAGATCGCCATGACCACCGGCGCTGGCGACGGTCGGGTGCTGGTGCAGATCGCGGCCGAAGCCTGCCGTCGGGCCCGCCAGGCCTGCGTCATGATCCAGCTGGCCGGTGGCGTGGTCCACTTCATCAACGCAGAAGGGGACATGCTCTGATGCGCGACGCTCTCTTCACGCTGGCCATGCTCGTGGTCTTCCTGGCCAACCTCCTGTCTATGGGCGAGTGGTATCGCTTCGCCTCCGACAGGAACTTGAGCACCGAACTCTTCTCGGGCGTCCTCTTCGCCATCCTGGTGGCGGGCGTGTGCCTCGAGGTCGCCCTGGCCGTCTGGTGGCTCGCATGACCCGCGTTCAGCTCAAGGGCATGACGACGCGCGGGCTGATCGAGTTCGCCCGTCTCGCCCACCTCAACTTGATGAAGCCTGACGGCGACCTCATCCTCGAACTGGCCGAGCGCCTCGACGACGTCTATCCCTTCGACGCCGACGAGCAACCCCAGAACGTCTACAACGACTTTGAAAAGGAAACCATGCTGTGAACATCACTCTCGACATCAAATGCCCCGAGCTGGCCGAGGCCATCAACAACCTGGCCGCCGCCATGTCGATCCGCTCGGTCAACCAAGAGCTGAAGCGCGACATCGTCAAGCCTGCCGTGAAGGCTCTGGTGGAGGCCACCCCGGTCGAGGCCCAGGTGAAGGCCATCCTCAAAGGCAAGCCGCCGGTCGACGAGGCCGTGCCGAGCGAGCTGGGGGCCCCCGCGGTCGACTACACCCAGGTCAAGGCCGCAGTGCTGAAGGTCTCCCAGGAGAAGGGCCGCGCCGCCGCCGTCGAGCTGCTCGGTGAGTTCGACGCCAAGGTCGGTGGCGATCTGACCGAGGAACAGTGGGGCCCCTTCCTGGCTCGTGCCGCCGAGGTGCTGGGCTGATGCGTAGGGGCATGTCCAGCCCTTCGGGCGGCGCGCTGATCTTCGGCGCTGACCTGGTGGTGCCGGGCGTGCCCCAGCCCGCCAAACGAGACCCCTCCCTCCCCCGCAACGTCAAGGCGGTGCGGGTGGGGGAGGCGGACCTTCTGCTCACCCGGGGCGAGCGCAAGCGCGTGCTGCGCAGATTGCTGGTTATGAAAGCGCAAAGAGGAGACATCGAAACATGAACGACACCACCGCCAGCAAGGCCCACGCCCGCCTGTCGCCGTCCGGCGCTCACCGCTGGATGGCCTGCCCCGGCTCCCTCAAGATGGAAGAGCCCTTCCCCGACACCTCCTCTGTCTACGCCGACGAGGGCACCGCCGCCCACCAGCTGATGGAATGGTGCCTGACCTCTGGCCAGGACGCCTCTGCCTACGCCGGTCGGCTGATCGAGATCGAGGAGAGCGGGCGCAAGTTCGAGGTCGACGAGGACATGGTCCTCGGCGTCCAGGGCTACTGCGACTACGTCCGTGGCCTGGGCGGCGAGCTGATGGTGGAGCAGGTCGTCGACCTGTCCCCCATCCTCGCCCAGCCCGACGCCTACGGCACAGCCGACACCATCGTGATCGTCGGCACCACCCTCCACGTCATCGACCTCAAATACGGCCGCAACTACGTCGCCGCCGAGGACAACAAACAGCTCATGCTCTACGGCCTGGGCGCTCTGGACCTGGCCTCGCTGGCCTACGACATCAAGCGCGTGGTGCTGACGATCTACCAGCCCAAGGTCTCGATGGAGCCGAGCACCTACGAGATCAACGTCGAAGACCTGCTCGAGTTCGCCTCCGAGGCGCGGATCGGAGCAGCACATGCCGTCTACCAGCTCAACGGTGGCCGCAAGCCCGAGCTGAACCCGGGCGCGAGCCAGTGCCAGTGGTGCAAGGCCAAGGCCGTCTGCCCGGCGCTGGCCGCCGAGACCACCGCCGTGGTGACCACCGCCGCCAGCGCCGACGACTTCGTCGACCTGACCACCGAGACCCTACCCGCCGCCCTGGCCGAAGTGCCGGGCGACGTGCTCGCGGAGGCGCTGGCCAAGGTCGACCTGATGGAGATGTTCTGCCTCGCCGTCCGCGCCGAGACCGAGCGCCGCCTCGTCGCGGGTGTCGAGGTGCCGGGCTTCAAGCTGGTCGAAGGCAAACGCGGCCACAGGAAGTGGATCAACCCCGAAGAGGCAGAGCTGCAGCTGCGCTCCATGCGGCTCAAGGTCGAGGAGATGTTCGAGCTGAAACTCATCTCCCCCACCACGGCCGAGAAGCTCGCCAAGGCAGGCACCATTGGCCCTCGCCAGTGGAAGAAGCTGCAGGAGCAATACGCGCAGAGCCAGGGCAAACCCTCGGTGGCCCCGGCCTCCGACAAACGCCCCGCTCTCACCGTCGCGGCTACGGCCGACGACTTTGCCCTCATCGAGGAGCCGCTGGCGTGACCTGGTTCGACTTCGTCCTCACCGCACTGGCCCTCTACGGCTGCTACAAGCTGATGCTCGACATCGTCGACACCCTCTGGCCGGTGCGCTAACCCCATGTCTCGGCTGATTGGAAAGCTGCCCGCCGCGGCCGAGGCTCTTCTGAAAGAGGCGGCAAATACCGGCTTGCCTGGGTCTTTGATCCGGCGCATAGCTATAGATCGTGCCTACGAGACCATCGCTAAATCCCATCCTGAAATGCTGAAGAGAGATACGAATATGAAAGTCAACTTCCTCGCCCGCTGCGCCTTCATCAACGTCTTCGAGGCCACGGCCATCGACGGCGGCGACCCGGCGTTCAACGGCAAGTTCATCGTCGACCCGGCCGACAAGGCCACGGTTAAGAAGCTCGACGAGGCCATGCTGGCCGTGGCCAAGGAGAAGTGGGGGGCCAAGGCCCAACAGGTCTTCGACAACCTGGTCAAGACCGGCAAGAAGCCGGAGGTCGGCTTCGTCAAGGAGCCCTACAAGAACAAGGACGGCGGTGCCTACGACGGCTTCGAGGACATGTTCTACGTCACGGCCAAGTCGTCGACCCGCCCGCTGCTGATCGACCGGGACAAGACCCCCCTGGTTCAGTCCGACGGCCGCCCCTACTCGGGCTGCAAGGCGATCATCCAGGTCGAGTTCTGGGCGCAGGACAACAAGTGGGGCCGCGGCATCCGTGCCCAGCTCAAGGGCCTGCAGTTCCACAGCGACGGCGACGCCTTCTCGGGCGGCGCACCGGCCTCGGCCGACGACTTCGACGACATCGCCGACGGTGTTGACGCGGGAGACCTCGCCTGATGGAAAGCGAACACTCCGAAGAGTGCCTGGAGCGCCAGCACAGAGACAACGTCGGCTACCTCGCGGGCCACGCGCTGGCGGGCATCCTCGCCAACGACACGATCAACAGCCGTCTCACGTTCCACCAAGTCGTGGGACTGGCCGCCAACTACGCCGAAGCCCTCGCCAAGCGGCTTGACAACCCGTCCCAGGCCGGGGTCTAACAGGAGAAGGGGTGGTCCTCCCGGGCCACCCCCGATCTGCTAGAAGGACAAGAGACGTGCAACAGAAACCCTCTGCCCCGCGCTCCTTTTTCAAGGAGCGTCACATCAACGAAATCAGCCAGGGCACGGAGCCCTCCTTCCAGGGCGAGGTGCCGGTGTTCGACCGCGCGTCGCACAACCCCGCCCCCCGCTCCCGACACTCGGACAGGGCACGCCCCTCCCTCCCGAGGCCACGGGCGATCCGCACCCCGACAGGCTGGCCCGCGCCGAGGCGCTGCGACTGGCGCTGGCCCAGAAGGACAACCGCTACCGGATCGAAGGCTCCGAGGATCGCCCCGACAGCGAACCGAAGCCCCGGGGCCCGCAGTCCAAGACCCCCGACATCGTGGTGCCCCGCAGCTATTACATCGACATCCCCGCCGCCAGCGCCTACGTCGAAGGCCGCCGTGGTGAGGACGTGCTCTACTTCATGACCATCTCCGAGGCGGCGCGTTGCATGACCGGCGAGAGCCGTGACGTGTGGCGCAACGCCGTGAAGAACGCGGCCGACGGCACGGTCAAGGGAGCCTTCGGCTGGACCTGGACGCGGCTGCGCAGCCGCAGAGGGAAGAACCGTTGACCACCTTTTTTGGCGATACGGAAACCTACTGCGAAACGCCCCTCGCCCACGGCCTGCACCGCTACGCAGAGAAGGTCGAGATCACGGTCCTGGCCTGGGCTATTGACGAAGGCCCAGTCGAGGTCATCGACTGCACCAGGCCCGGCTGGGAGGACAAGGTCAAGGTGGCCCTGGCCGCCGCCGACGCCGCCGACGAGCAGGTCTGGCAGAACTCTGCCTTCGACCGCACCGTCCTGCGCCACGCATGGGGCTACGAGATGCCGGTCGAGAAGGTCGTGGACACGATGGTCCAGGCCCTCGCCCACGGCCTTCCCGGCTCCCTCGACAAGCTGTGCTCGGTGTTGGGCGTGCCGACCGACCTTGCCAAGGACAAGGCGGGCAAGCAGCTGGTCCAGCTCTTCTGCAAACCCAGGCCCCAGAGTTCCAAGGTCAGGCGCGCGACGCGCGAGACCCACCCCGTTGAGTGGCAGCGGTTCCTCGACTACGCGGGGTCCGACATCCTGTCGATGCGCGAGGTGCGCAAGCGCCTGCCCAAGTGGAACTACCCCGGGAACCAGCGCGAGCGTGACCTGTGGGTGCTCGACCAGAAGATCAACGACAGGGGCGTGGCCGTCGACCTGGCCCTGGCAGAGGCCGCCGTGCGCGCCACGGACCTGGCCAAGAAGGGGCTGAAGGCGAAGACCCAGGAGCTGACCGGCTTCGACCCGGAGACGGGGCAGGGGCTCGAGAGCACCACCCAGCGCGACGCCTTCCTGAAGTACCTGCTCGGCGAGTTCGGCGTCGACCTGCCCGACATGCAGAAGGGCACGCTCGAGCGGCGACTGGCCGACGAGAACCTGCCAGAGCCGGTTAAACACCTGCTCCGCATCAGGCTCATGGCCACGGTGTCGTCGACCGCCAAGTACAAGACGCTCCTGCGGGGGACGTCGAGCGACGGGCGGCTGCGCGGCACGCTGCAGTTCTGTGGCGCTGCGCGCACCGGCCGCTGGGCTGGCCGCCTCTTCCAGCCCCAGAACCTGATGCGCCCGACGCTGAAGCAACAGGCCATCCTCGACGCCATCGAAGCCTTCCTCGCGGACTGCGCGGACCTGGTCTACGACAACGTCATGAACACCGCCGCCAACTGCACGCGCGGCGCGCTGACCGTCGGGCCCGGCAAGAAGATGGTGTCCTCCGACCTGGCCAACATCGAAGGCCGGTTCCTGGCCTGGCTGGCAGGCGAAGAGTGGAAGCTCCGCGCGTTCAGGGACTACGACGCAGGCACCGGCCCCGACCTCTACTACGTCGGCGCGTCCGAGGTGCTGAACATACCTATCGACCAGGTCACGGCCGACCAACGCCAGGCGCAGGGCAAGGTGCCCGAGCTGGCCTGCGGTTACCAAGGTGCCGTCGGCGCGTTCCAGGCGATGGCCCGCATCTACGGGCTGGAGATGTCCGACGCCCGGGCGCTCGAGATCGTGAAGGCCTGGCGCAAGAAGAACAAGCACATCGTCGAGCTGTGGTACGAGACCGAGCGCGCCGCGATCCGCGCCGCAGAGCAACCGGGCCTGCGGGTCGAGGCGGCCGGTGGCAAGCTCGTCTTCCAACGCGACGGCAGCTGGCTGCGCATGCGCCTCCCCTCTGGCCGTTGCGGAAATGGGAGCGGCTGCACACCTACGGCGGCAAGCTGATCGAGAACGCCACGCAGGGCGGGGCTCGCGACGTGCTGGCGCACAACATGGCCGAGGCCGAGGCGGCCGGGTTCCCTATTATTTTAACTTGTCACGACGAGCTGGTCACGGAGCCTATTGACAGTGACCAGTTTACGGTTGATCGTCTCTCCTCAATAATGACCACGGTCCCCCCGTGGGCACAAGGCCTGCCTCTGGCAGCGGCTGGTTGGGAAGGCGCTAGATACCAAAAATGAGAGAACAGTGGCGCAAGATCGAAGGCTGGGAAGGTGACTATTACGAGGTCAGCGACCGTGGCCGAGTGCGCTCGAAGGACCGATACGTCGCTGCCGGGAAGGGCGGGCTCGGGGAGGCGATCCGGCGCGGGCGCATTCTCCAACCAGCCGTCAAGGGCAACGGCTACCACGTCGTCACCTTGGCGGGAGAAGGCAAACGCCAGCAGCATACGATCCACGATCTGGTGCTCGCTACCTTCGTCGGCCCAAAACCTGACGGGCAGGTCGCGCGCCACTTGAACGACCGGAAGGGCGATAACCGACTGGCCAATCTCTGCTACGGAACGCACAAGGACAATGCGGCAGATAGCATCGTGAACGACGTCAGACCGAGAGGTTCGCGCCACGGCATGGCGAAGCTGACCGAGAACGACGTGCGTAACATTCGCGCCCTAAAACTCGACCACATCACGGTGGCCACGCTTTACAACGTCCACCCTGCGCACGTCTGGGGCATCCGCACCCGGCGAACATGGAAGCACATCTGATGCGTGAGAGCACAGTCGAGATGCACCTGCGCAAGAAGGCGACAGCCGCCGGGGCGCTGGTCAGGAAGATGGTCTGGCCGGGGCACCGCGGCGCGCCGGATCGGTTGGTGATCTGGCCTCAAGGCCCCCAGCAGTACGGCGTTCCGCTCATCGCCGCGAAGGTTCATTTCGTCGAGCTGAAGGCCCCCGGCAAGAAGCCCGATCCGCATCAGGAGCGGGAGCACGCCAAGCTGCGCAGCCTGGGCTGCGCGGTCTTCACCCTCGACAGCATCGAGGCAGTCGACGATTACATTGAGGAGAGGACACAGTGAACCCTTACCACCAAATCCGAGAGCGCCGCGCCCCGAAGCCGACGGGCGGCAGCATCGCCCACAAAACCTGGACCGCCGCAGAGTTGGCCCGGGCCATACGCCACCGGCGTGCCGGTCGCAGCGCGGCGTACATCGCCGGGATACTGGGCCGCACCCGCAACTCGGTCATCGGCGCGTTGCGCCGGGCAGGTGAGCCAGGCGTGCTGAATAACCAGTTCCCCGATCCTTGGGGCCTGCGCCTTGTCCCGTGAGTACGTCCCCAGGCCCTGGCAACCGGCTATGATCGACCACGCCTGCGAGGTCGTGCGCGCCGGTCAGTGGGCGGGGATGGGCACGGGCAAGACCTCGGCCACGTTGGCCGCCCTCGACCTGCTCCACCTCTGCGGCGAGGTCACGCGACCGGCGCTGGTCATCGCGCCGAAGCGGGTGGCCGAGCACACCTGGCCCGACGAGGTCAAGAAGTGGGACTTCTGCGCGGGGTGGCAGGTCGACACGATCCTCGGCACGCCTGCCGAACGGCTGGCAGCTCTCGGCCGTGTGCGAAGGGGCGGCTCGCCTCTGGCCACGATCAACTACGAGAACCTGCCGTGGCTGCTCGAGAAGCTCGACGGCGACTGGCCCTTCGGCATGGTGATCGCCGACGAGAGCACCAAGCTGAAGAGCTTCCGTGGCGGCTTCCGCACGCACCCGACCACCGGCAAGACCTATTACCAGGGCGGCGGCTCGACCAGGGCCAGGGCCCTAGGGCGCGTCGCCCACCGCACGCCGCGCTGGATCAACCTGACGGGCACGCCGTCGCCGAACGGGCTGCAAGACCTCTGGGGCCAGGGCTGGTTTCTCGACGCTGGCCAGCGTCTGGGCCGCACGTTCGAGAGCTTCAAGGAGCGGTGGTTCCAGAAGTCGTTCGACGGCTTCAGCATCGACCCGCTGCCCTTCGCGCAGGAGCAGATCGAGACGGCGATCCGCGACATCTGCCTGACCACCGAGGTCGACGTGGAGGATCACGTCAAGAACGTGATTTACGTCGAGCTGCCAGCTAAGGCCCGGGCGCAGTACCGCGAGATGGAGCGCAAGATGTGGACCGAGATCAAGGCGGTCGGCATCGAGGCGGCGAACGCCGCGGCGCGCACGGGCAAATGCGGGCAGCTGGCGTCGGGCGCGGTTTACGACAACGAGGAAGAAAGGAAGTGGCATGAGGTTCATGACGTCAAGCTGGTGGCCCTGGGGAGCATCATCGAGGAAGCGGCCGGTGCTCCCGTGCTTGTCGCCTACAACTGGCGGCACGATCTCGAACGGCTCCAGCGCACCTTCCCCAACGGCATCGACCTGTCGACGCCAGTTGGCTTGCGCCGCGCTAAGGCAGGCGAGGGCCGAGTTTGGTTTGCGCACCCGGCCTCTCTGGGCCACGGGGTAGACGGGCTGCAGGAGCACAGCCACGAGCTGGCGTTCTTCTCGCTCGATTGGAACCTCGAAGAGCACGACCAGATCATCGAGCGCGTGGGCCCCATGCGCCAACAGCAGGCCGGAAAGAACCGGCGCGTATTCGTCCACTACCTTGTCGCCGCGGGGACTGTGGACGAACTGAAACTAGAGCGGCTCAACACCAAGAGGAGCGTCCAGCAGATCATGCTCGACGCCATGAAGAGGAACACATGACCGACGACGCATACTTCGACGCCAGCCCCGACGTGCTGAACGACAACGCGCAGGGCCGCCTGCGCGGCATCATTGAGCGCCTCGAGCGTCTCGACGAGGACAAGGCCGCCGTGATGGCCGACATGAAGGAGGTCTTCGCCGAGGCCAAGGGCGAGGGCTATGACGTGAAGACCCTGCGCAAGGTGCTTCGCATCAGCAAGATGGACAAGGCCAAGCGCCAAGAGGAAGAGGCGATCCTCGATCTCTATCTGTCAGCTTTGGGTTTGATCTAGCACCGATCTGTGTTAGGTTAGCCGCTGACCTCACAGCCTCCCGGGAGACGGGGCCGTGGGATGAGTGGCGCGCGATCAAGCGCGTGTCACGCCCAAAGCTCCGGCCGCTGGTTACTTGTCCTTCCCAGCGGCCGGAGCTTTTTGCTTTAGAGCACCCGGATCAGTTTGTTCACGATGATCGTCGGCTGCACGTTCTGGCTCGCGCCTGCGCCCGTGTCGGCCAGGGTGATACCCGTGGTGGCCGAGCCGCTGTTGTACGACGTGACGGTTTCACCGCCGCCGGCACCTGTCGCGGTCGAGCCCGAACTGGTGACGTCGCTCGACGAGGGCGGCGAGATTAGGTGGGTGTGGCCCGGGTCGGTGACCGTGTGCGTGTGTGCGTGCAGCCGCTCGTCACCGCCCGAAGCGCCGAGCACGTCACCGTCGATACCCGACACCGCGGCGGTCAGGCGGTTGGCCGAGGTGCCCCCCATGTCGTCCCGGCCAGCGCCTGGTCGGCCCCGGTAGTCGGGCAGGTTGAAGGTCGTCGTGCTGTCCCCCGAACCGTAAGTGGTCCCGAGGCGGGCAAACAGCGTGGCGTAGGTCGAGCGGCTGACCGCTTGCCCGTAAGGGAAGACCCACGTCACGCCCTGCACGACAGCCGGTTCGGCGGTGCCTGCGTAGTCGATCACCGTTCCGATGGGGCAGATGATGTTGGCCAGCGCCAGGACTTCAGCGGCGGTCGGGTAGTCCTCGGCGAGCAGGGACTGAGGGACGAAGGTGGTCATGGTCTCGTTCTTTCAGCGGGCCCAGAAGGCATACCAAGGGGCGTTGACGGCACGGTAGGCACGCTGGTCTCGCGCCTCGCACAGCTTGATGACGGCGAGGCCGTCCTTCTTGTCGCGCTCCGACTGCGTGAGGCGGCCGGTCTCGTCGAGGGCGTAGTTGCGCCAGTCGTCCAGCGGCACGCCGCTGTCGGCGAGGGTAGCGTGGCCGACGACGTTGCCCAAGATGGCCTCGCCGAAGACCGAGCAGCCTTCAGCAGGCGCTGATACCCTGGAGCTTGCACAGCTGGTAGCGAGCAACGCGCTCGCGGTCAGCAGGATCAGCTTGGCGTACCGCATCTTGGGCCTCCTGTACCTGGGTCCGGGTGGCGGCGTCGGCCGCCGCGTTGTTGACGGTGATCTCAAAGGTCTCGCTTGCCGTCGCGGTGCGCGCGTCGGCGATGGTGGCTTGGTCCTTGGCCTGGTCCGCAGAGGTGCATGCCCCGCGCCACGAGAGCAGGGACAGCACGGCGACGACAACGGCCGCCAGGATCAGCCAGGTGCGGAGGGGGAAGGGGTTCTTCATGGGTAGCGCCTCCGGTCCAGCTCGAAGTGGGGACCGTCGCGCAGGCTCTTCCAGTCGCCGCCCCAGATGATCGGCACGTTCAGTTCCTTGGACGCCCGCTTGAAAGCCTCCGCGATGCGCGGGTAGAGGGGCCAGTCCCAGCGCACTTTGCCGCCGACCAGGGCCGCGACATCGACCGCATGGCCCGTGATGTGGCGGCTGTTCAGGGTCTTGGACGCACCTTCGTTGAACAGCTCCTGCTGCCGGGCGCGGGTCCGCAGACCCTCGGTGATCATGAAGTCGAGGGGGCTGTAGGACAGGGCCAGGTGGGCGACCTTGACCAGGTCAGGGTGAACGCCTTTCAGGCGGGAGAGGGACCGGGAACCGAAGACGTTGCTCATGGCTTTTTCCAGCTTGCGACGATGCGGGCGAGGTCGGCGGCCGACGCGCCGCCCATGTAGAGGAGGGCGAAGAAGGCCTGCGAACCGATCAGGGCCAGGGCCACGTCGCGCAGCGGCCCACCCTCGCTGAGCTTCCAGATGATGCCGACCAGCAGGATCGTGGTCGACACGACGTAGCCGATGGTGACCCAGCGACGCCAGTGGAACGAGGGTTCGGGGAGGGGGTCTTGGTTGTCGGTCATTCTCCCTCCTTCTTCTCGATCCGGTCTAGCTGTTCCTTCATGGCCTGGGTGCGCTCGTCCAGGCGCGCCAGCGTCCCGTCGGCGAGAGGGCCGACGATGCGCTCGAGGCTGGCCACGCGCTGGTTGATGCCGCCGCCCCAAAAGATGAGCACGGCGATCTGGAGGCCAAGCGTCAGTATGACGCCGATCATGGCCCAGTTCAGTTTGCGGGCGTCAGAGTGGAGGGTCATCTACTTGACTACCCGTATTTTTGCGGTGGCCGACGCAAGATCAACCGGGTCGGCTCCCCCGAGGTTGTGGGCGAAATACTTCACGGTGTTGGCGGCGCTCACCCACGAGTGGATGACGACACCGGCCAGGTCGACGGACAAAGAGGCTTGGGTCAGGTCGCCCAAAGCCGCGCCCGTCACGGTCAGCGTTTGGATCGCGCCAGACCCACCGAGGGCGAGAGAGGCGGCGTCGAAGGTCGCGGTGCCTTCCAGCATGGCGCGGTCGGCCAGCTCGACCCAAGTGCCGGTTTGCGTGTAGAAGTGGCGGCCGTAGTTTTCCACGATGATTTCGCGCGGCAGCTCGTTCCATAACGTCTGCTCCCCCGTGCCCGTGACGATGCGCGCGTAGCCCGTCACCGGCAGACCGCTCGGGCCGCTAGTAACCGTCGCCCCCGCCAGCTCCACCACGAAATCGTTGCCCGGCTTGATCGTCGCGAAGCTGATGTCCCAGTTTACGAAATGCGTGTAGAAGTTTTCGTTCTCGCGGAACGTATAGTCGGTCAGCTTGGCAATCGTCGTGCCCGACAACTGGTTGAACACTCGGTTGTTGCTGACAACCGTCAGCGTGTTTTTGTTGTTGTAGGCGTGGATGGCGAGCTTTGCTGAAAGGTCCGTGCCGTCGTGGCCTGTGTACCCGATCAGCATCAGGTTGGTCTGGACAGTACAGTTTGCCACGGTGATCGAGAGTTTGGTGCTCGCCAGCTTGACTTGGTCGGCCTGGAACTCGACAAAAGACCGGGACAGAGCCGTCGTCACCAAACCGTCTACGCCGAGGACGCGGACGTTGTCGATGAGGACTGTCGAGCTGGGCGAGTTGGCACCCAGGACTGTGAGGAAGAACCTCGGGAAATCGACCGTCGTGCGGACCTCGACGTCGCGGATGGTGGTGAAGCGCGCGGTGTCAGGGTTGGTCAGCTGCGAAGCGAATACGGAGTAGCTGGCCCCAACCGCCACGTCGATGTTGATGCGGCAGTTTTCAACGTAAAGCTCGCCGCACTGCGCGTCGATCTCCAGACCGCCCGAGATTGTTCCGACGCCACCCCGGTCGAACACGCAGTTGATGGCTTCCGTACGCCGCGTCTGGGTCTTGCAGCTGCGGCCCCTGTTGCCTGTGAAGGTGCAGTTGACAAAGCGAGCGAGCGGCCCGACGGGCACCCCGCCTCCGCCCAGCGGGCCGAAGATCGCGGCTCCGTCTGCATCTTGGAGGGCGTTCTGGACGTTGAGGAAGGACGAGTTTGTGACCTCGACAGCCACGCGCGCCTGCGAAACCCGCAGACCTTTGCAATCGCCCGTTGCGTCCAGGCTGGCGTCGCGCGTCGCCCCGTCCGTCGCCAGATCGTCCAGGGAGTACCGGGCGAATGGGCCCGAGATGTCGATGGCGTAGGCGACCCCGTTGGACCCAGCGGGCCCGTAGACGTTCGTGACCCGCACACCCCGCACATGGCACTCACCGGCAATCGCCGACGAGCCGGAGGCACAACCGAGCGAGAGGGCGCGCTGTATTTTACTGTTGGCCACGATGGTCAGGGAGCCGCCTGTCTGGCCGATGTAGTTCTTGGTCGCCGCCGTGCTGAACACGCCGAGGAAGTATTCGGTCGCCGCCGCCGACGCGTCGTAGGTGATCGTCACATCACCTTCAAACCGGAGATTGTAGGCCGCGTTTGCCATCGTAATGTTCGGGGCGATTTCTCCGTTAACGTCGTACGAGCCGCGCAGAACCAAGGGCCGCTTGGTCAACGCCATGAAGTGGACCGCAGCCTTCATCGCGGCCGTCGTCTCGGTCGTCGTGGTCATTGGCCCGAACATTTCGGGGCGCGTGACCGGCTCTACGATCAACCAATAACCGCCGTTGGTGGCGTCCGTGGAGCCGTCTGGCATAATGCGGTCGGTCGAGCGTTGGTAGGACGCCGCTGGGTAGCCCGCGGAAACAATCGTCGCGTAGGATGTGCGGGCGTAGGTTGCGCCGCCACCGTCGCTCTCGGCGGCATAACCCCGCGTGGCGATTTGCTTGATGGCCGCCGCGACCGTGGCCCCGGCGAGAGATGCGCGCGAGGCGTAGGAGGGCACGTTGACGCCGGAGACACCGGCGGCGTCGGAGGCGTAGCCTTGCGCCAGATCGCGGGCCAGCTCCACGGCGGCCACGTCTATGATCGGAATGGCGCGGGTGTAGCGCACCTGGATGCGCGTGCCGGTCGGGGGCGCGACCGCGAAGGTGAGCGTGGTGCCGACCCAAGTAAAGTCTTCGCCGCCGACCTGGACCACGCCGCTGATCGACACAGACAAGTTGGCCAGCACGGCCGGGCCGTGGGTCAAAGTGAAGTTGGTCTGCGTTCCGTTGCCTGTGAACAAGTCGATGTAGGCGTCGGCGTAGGCGGCGACGGTGGCGAGGTCCGTGGGGTCGAAGTTGGTAAACCCGGTCGCGCCACTGTTCCACGCGATGAGCTGATTGGCCACAGGGTCGGGGAGGGTGGGGCTGGCGGAAGAGCTGATCGGCAGCTTCAACGAGCGGCCGACCTGTTCGATCAGCTGCTGCGCGATGATGGTGATCTTGTCGAAGGCGTCGTTGATGACGCTTGGGTAGAAGCCGCCGTTGTTCGTCAGCACCAGGGGTTGGAGCGCCTCAACATCGGAGGTGATTGTCAGCCTCTCGCCGGTCGGCAGAGCCGTGGTGCGCGTCACCGTGCCGCCGGGATCGTTGTTTTGGTTCGAGTTGAGCGCGACCGTGTAGTCGGTGTCGAGCACCAGGTCGCTCTCGATCCCGAGGGCGTTGGTGCGGACGACGCGCAGATCGGCGGCGGTGAAGACCTTGAACGCGAACGGGAAAACCGTCGTCGCGTCATTGCCGAGAAACGGCCCGGCCTTGCGGGTGCTCGAGGATATGGCCAAGATTAAAAGCTCCGAAGGACGGGCGCGATCCTAGAGGCGAGGCCGGGCCTTAGACATACCGAAAAGGTCACTGCATCCTGCTCTCTGGCGAGGGCGCTCCGGTGATGACGCCGCGCGCTGCGTCCAGCGGGCCGGTCGGCTCGATGTCGCCTTGCGCGACGCCGACGCCGTAGCCCAGGGGCTTGGCCAGCGCGCCGATGGGCGTGCCGGTCAGGACGCCGAGCAGGTTCAGGGCGTCGCGCGTGTCGGCGCGGTTGAAGCTCTCGCCGTCGACCAAGCTCTGGTAGACCTCGGCCGGGGTGCCCAGGCCGCTCTCGATCACCGACACCGCGGGCGACATCGAGATGCGGTCGTCGTAGGGCAGCTTCGTGAACGCGCCCAGCGCGGCGTTGGCGGCCTGGCCCACGACCGGCACGGCGGCCAGAGCGAACTTGGCCTGCGACGAGAAGAACCAGGCGAACAGGTCGTCGAGATAGCCGTCGCCCTCTTCGTCTTCCCAGCCGCCGCGCAGCGCCTTGGCGATGGCGTCGCCGATCAGGGCGGGGACCGCGAAGCCCATCAGGTAGACGTAGAACAGGCGGCCCATGCCCTTCTTGAGACCGGCGTCACGGGCGACCAGCTGCACCTCGGTGGCGTTCAGGTTCGCCATCATGTTGAAGTAGCCAGCGAACTGCGTGAACACGCGGATGAACGCCGGGCCCGTCTCGAAGCGCGAGACATCCTCCGGGGCCATCGTACCCTGGGTCTCGCGGATCACGCTGTCGGCGAAGCGCGCGGCGTCGCGGTCGCTCTCGCCCTTACCGGAAGCCTGGTTGAAGGCCGCGGTCCAGCTGATGACGTCCATGACGTTCTGCACCGCCGACTGCATGAAGTAGGCGTTGCGCTGCAGGAAGGCCACGGCCTCGTCCGTCTTCGACGGGTCCAGCTTGGTGAGTTGCGCGATGGTCTGGCGCGCCTCGAAGATGTCCGAGGACATGCGGTTGGCCAGGAAGACCGACTGGCTGGCGGCGGCTTCGGCGACGCCCTTGGGGTCGCGGACGTAGCGCCACAGAGCGTCGCCCAGGATCGGGGCGTCGACACGCAGCAGCACGTTCGAGAAGCCGGTGACCTGCTGCGCCGTGTTCACGACGTTGGCGAACATCAGTTGCATGCCGACGCGGCTGCGCACGGCGCTGAAGAAGCGGTCGGCTGCCTTACCGGCGCGGCCCTTCGACGGGGTCTCGACCAGCTGCTTGGCGGCACGCTGCAGCCAAGGCAGCAGCAAGTCGGTCTGGGCCGTCGGGTCGTAGGCCTGCAGCTTCTTGGAGAAGCCCCGGTCTTTCAGGATGCGGGCGACGTCGCGGACGGGCGGGCCCAGGTGCGTGAACTTCAGCACCTTGTCGATGTGCATCGGCAGCAGGCGCAGGTCCAGCGCCAGCTCGCGGGTGTAGTCCTCGACGCGCGACTTGGTGAAGCCGTTCGAGGCCGCCGGGAACATGGCGCTGTCGCCGCCTTCGATGGCCTCCTGCTCGGCGCGCAGAGCGGCGTCCTGAACCAGGAAGCCGTCCGTCATCGCAGGGACGTAGCCGCCGCGCAGCTGGCCGAAAGGGGTGTCGACCGGGTCGGCGCTGACCTCGTCGAAGTACCGGCCGTAGATTGCGCGGTGAGCTTTCTGCGCGCCGGGCTTGGTCTCTTCGAGCAAGTCCCACACGGCTTGGACAAAGGTCCAGTCCTTCTGGGTCAGCACGCCCTCGGTGTGCAGGCGGTCGACGAACGACTGCCAGCGGGTGTCGTCGAGCGAGCCGTCAGCGTTCTTCTTGCCCCAGTTCCTGCCGAGCAGGAGCTTGGACTTGTTCGAGCCGTTGCCGGTGTGCAGCAGGGCATGGAACAGTTCGGACTTGCCGCCGAAGGTGTAGCCGATCTCGGGGGCCTTGATGTCGACCGGCTTCAGCTCGTCGCGCATGCCGTCGAGCAGCTCGCGGAAGCGGCGGATGTAGACGCCGCTCTCGGCGCGGTAGGCGTCGGCGGCGACCGAGATCGGGTTCCAGATATATTTGCGGAACGGCCCCGAGTTCGCACCGTCCGTACCCCGGGCCCAGCTCTCCACGCGGCGCAGCGCGGCGCGAGCGCCGAGCAGGTCACGGACGCGGTTGTCGCGATCCGTCGGCGCGCGGTCGACGCCAGCCTGGGCGGGGATGCCGATCTCGTCGAGGCGCAGGCCCAGCTCGGTGGTGACCACTTCGCGGTCCATGAGCTTGCCGTCGATCTCGATCTGCTTGGTGCGGCGCGACAGAGCCCAGAGCTGGTTGACGGTATCGCGCAGCGCGGTGAACTGTTCGTAGGTCAGGTCGACGATGGGCTTGGCGTCGCCCCTGGCACCGTTCACGAAGGGTTCGATGTCGGCGTAGAGCGTCGGGTCGTACTGCGACAGGGCGCGCATGTAGCCCGCCGGGTCGTTCTTGACGCGGCCGACGCCGTAGGAGGACAGCACCGCGCGTGCGGCGTTGACCAGGTCCATGTTGCGCGACTTCGAGATGCTGTCGTCCTTGGCGCTCACGATCCGCGTGAACAACCGCATCGTCTTCTCGACGTCTTTCTGCGCCTGCTGGACTGCGCGGCCGGTGTGCAGGTTGACGAGCTGGTTGCGTTTGGCCGTGGCGAAGCCGGGCAGGTCGTCGCCCTTGAGCGCCTTCTCGGCGGCCTTGGCGGCGCGGCCTTGGGCGGCGAGGTACTGCGCCGGGCGCAGACGCTTCAGCTCGAGCCGGTTGACGACCGAGGCCGCGAACTCCTTGGCCGCGCTGTTCAGGATCGACTTCTTGCCGATGGCCTTGTCAGCCATCGCCATCTCGGCGGCGACGAACTTGGCCCGGGCCTCGTTGGCGACGGCCTCGTTGGCGGCGCGCTCGATGGACTGCGCGTCGGACAGGTCGCCGTAACGCTCGAGCATGCGCTGGTCGGTCAGGCCCTTGATCTTGTCGGCGCTGTCTTCGCCGTTGACCATGTCTTCGATCAGGGCCTGGCCGTTGGTGTAGCCGAACATGCTGGCGACGGCGTCGGGGTGCAGGCCGTCGGTGCTGACCTCCCCGTACTTGCCGCCACGGCGCAGGCCGGTCCAGGTGCCCTCGTCGCCGTAGAGCGACTTGAGGGTGGCCAGGTCCAGCTTCGCTGCACCTTCGACCGGCTCGCCGTTCTCGCCCAGGCCGCGGCGCAGGAAAGCGCGGGCCCGGTTGACGGGCTCGGCCATGACTTCGGCGGTGACCTCGGCGCGGACAGCCTTGCGCTGCTCTTCGCCTTCGCGCTGCAGCGACCGCAGGTAGCGGTCCTTGGCACCGGAGGCCCAGCGCATGTCACGCGCGCTGCGCTGCTCGAGCTGCTCGATGGCTTCGGCCGTGGCGTCGCCTGCCAGCCGCTGGTACTCTTCCCACTCGTCGTCGCTGGCGAACTCGGGCTTGTTGGTGAAGGCTGGCGTCAGGCCACGGGCCTGTTCCATCTCGGTGATCTCGGCCTCGGTGGCCAGCATCCGGTCCATGACCTGACGGACCTCGTCGGTCAGCTCGACGTCGAGGGCGGTCAGGGATTTGTAGACGTTCTTGAGCCAGGCCGAGAAGCGGCGGAACACGTCGCGCAGGGCGAGGCTGGGGCTGCGCCCCCCGAAGTGGTAGGCCTCGAAGCCGCGCGCCCACTTCTCGTGGAAGGGCCTGCGCTCTTCGAGCGACATGACGTTCCAGTCGGCGAGCGTCATGCCCGGCCGCATCCAGTTCAGGACGGTGGCCATGTCGGCGACGATGTCGGCCGGGGCGTCGGTGGCGTTGGCCATGTCGGCCGTGGCTTCGAGGAAGAAGTGCCCGGTTTCGTGGATGAAGGTCGAGAGGTCGGCGGCGCGCAGCAGGCTGATGACCGACGGGGTCTGGGTGATGTCCTGGCCGAAGGCGATCTGGCCACGGTTCGGTTGGAACAGGGCGAAGCCCTTGCGGGCAGCCTCGGCCAGTTGCGGCGTGATCTCGAAGCCGTTCTGGATGCCGAGCTTGTTGGCGGGGCGTTGGAACTCCGCGAGGGTGCCGTAGCCCGAGTTTTCTCCTCGGGCGTCGACTTCCGCGACGAACTCCATCAGGTCGCGACGAGGCGAGCCCGGCTCGTTGCGGATCATATCCACCTTGCCGACCTTGGTGCCGAACTTCTTGACGATGTCGTTGGTCACGTTGACCAGGTTGCGCTCGTAGAACCACGAGCCGTCGCCGCCGGTCAGCCCGCCGTTCTGCTGGTTGCCGTTGATCCAGGCGATCTGCTCGAAGCCGTTGTCCACAGCGTAGCGGATAGCCCGCTTCATCAGCAGGGCGTCCCAGCTCTTCTTCCAAGGGGCGTCGGCAACGCCTTGGCCTTGGGCCGCGAGCAACGCGCCCGCCGCCTCGGTGGTGCGCAGGCGGGCATTGCTATAGGCGTTCATCGCCACGCGCGCCTCGTCGTCGAGCAGCGAGCTGTGGGCGTTCAGGACGTTGTAGGCGTAGATCGCGGCCGACGACGGGTTGCGGTTGTTGCGGTCATTGAGATCGTCGAGGGTGCGCTGGGTCGCCTCCTCGACGCCGGGGTTCCCCCGATACCGCTCCAGATGCTGCCCAAGCGCCCGGAGCGCGGCGTCCACCGTCGGCGGCCACGAGGCGCGCTGCGCCTCCAACGCGGCGTTGTAGGCTTCCTGAAGCGCAGCCAGCGTCGCCGGGTCGGCAGAGATCGCGTAGCCGTCGGCCTCGCCCATCGCGTGGTGGGTCGACTGGACCTCGTCCAGCACCATCGTTTTCTTACCGTTCGCGGCGGCGTGTTCGGACGCGCGGAAGTGTCCAATGATGTCGTTTATGCCCTCGAAGTGATGTTCCGAGCTGTCGAATGTGTTACCCTTGAAGACGGGCAGGCGCACGAGAAACTCGCGCTGCGATCCGGGGACCGCGCCCTTGATGGTGTAGTCGGTAAACCGGGTGCCGAGCGGGTTCCTGTTCCTTGCGTCCTCGACGTAGGTCCGGCGGGCATAGCCCTCGTTCTCGGCGAGACGTTCTTCGAGCTGGAGGCGGTTCGCCCGCTCCGCAAACGCCTCGGCCTCGGCCTCGGTTTGGAACCGCTCGCTCCACTCTATGTAGTTGGCGCGGTTGTATATCGTCCAGCCGCTTCCATCGCGGCTCTCGGTTGCGCCATAAGCGGGGTTGGCCATAGCCTCCTCGCGCACGCGCTGCTGGCTTTTCTCGACCAGCCGGTCGATCTCGGCGTCCGCGTCGGGATCAGGCTCACCAAGAACCGTCTCCTCCAGCCGCACCCCGCCGGACTGCACGAAGGCGAGCACCGTCTCCTTCGAGACGTTGCCCTTTGCATCGACCTGGCCAGCTTCGAGCGCGAAAGTCTGCGCGAGCGGGTCTGGATCGGCCAGCGCATCAAGCCAGTCGTTCAGCCCCGTGATCTCGATCTCTTCCTTCTTGACGCCGGGCGTCTTGGAGAGCGTCGCCATCCACTGCGCCGCTGGCGCTTTGGTCAGGGGGCTGCCAGCCACAGCGCGTTCGAGCGCCGAGTAGAAGGGGTCGGACTGGTTGAAGGTTTCGGTCTGTTCGCCGAAGTCCAGGTCCACCGTGAACAGCGCGCCGGTGCCGGGCACCTCGGTGAAGTAGTCCTCGGGGCGGGTGTCGTGGACCGTGAGGCCGACGGCGGCGTCGACCCGCCCGTCCTGGTAGATCAGACCCTTGCGGGTCAGCACGCTGTCCTGATCGTACTTCGCGCCCAGATCGCGGGCTTGCTTCTCGGTGATCCCGACGACCACGAACGAGTTCTCGATCTGGCCGTAGCGGCCAATCGACGGCTGGTAGTCGACGCCCAGCGCGTCGAGGTCAGCGACCAGCTTGGCCTGGGCCTTGGCGTTCTCCTCCGGCGTGGCCTGCTGGCCCATCGGGTTCTCTGCCGTGAGGATCGTCCAGTCGTCTTTCTCCAGCAGCGAGCCGATGTTCTCCAGGGAGAAGTAGGCGTCTACGCTGCGGGCGACGGGGCCTTGGTTGTAGGCGAGAGCGCCGGGATCAGACTGTTCAGCGGCAGCTTCCCAGTCGCCTCCCAGATCGGGTCCGAGGGCTCCAACATCCGCGGTTCCTTCAGCGACGACACGTTGGGCTGCTTCTTCATAACTCACATCCGCTGTTTGACGAGCGCCCAGCTCTCCGTACAGGCGCTTCTCATAGTACCACAGGACGGCCTGAATGTCCGCCACACTGATCTCAACGCCTTGGCGCTTGAGCGTAGCCCGCGCCTGGGCGACCGTGTCCAGCATGAAACTGCGGTCGGAGGCGTTGAAGGGCTTGTCCTCGATGTTCTCGAAGGCGGCCTTGTAAAGCGTGTTCGCTGCGGCCTCGATCTCGGAGGGGTTCTTGTAGCCGCGCGCCGCGTAGGCGTTGCGAGGCCCGACCGCCGCGGCCAGGGTCTCGTCGTCCGACAGGTTCGGTTGGCCCAGCAGCTCGCGGAAGCGGGCCATGCCCTGCGCGGTCGGCTTCTGCAGCAGGGTGCCTCGGTAGCGGTTGAAGGTGCGCGACCACCAGCGGTCCATCGTCAGGTAGCCGTCCGCGCCCATCAGGTTGGCGTAGAAGGCCCCGAGCTTCGGGCCGAAGATGACGGCGGCCAGCGGCAGCTTGACGTCGGCCTTGTAGCTGGTGGAGAACTCAACACCGAGCGCCGCGGCCTTCTTCTTCAGGTCCGACACCGTCAGCTCTTGCAGCAGCGTCTCGCGCATGCCTGCCGGGCCGAGCGTGTCGTGCAGCTCCTGCACCTTGGCCAGGTTCTGGTCGACGCTGGCCTGGCGCTGGGTG